GTTTAAAGCTTCCTGAGGATTGTAGTTCGTTCCGTTACCTAAGTCTATTTCAGCTAAACCATCAGCGTCTAAATAAACACCGTCAGGCACCATGCGTGACATCACTTGCTGAATCTTTAAGTGCGTAAGTTGTATCATATCTGCAAAACCAGTGATACGACTAACTAAAGATTCTATACGACCTTTATACATTCTAGGAGCTACTACAGAGTAGTTCATTTTAACTTTAGTGTAATCGCTTTTTGGACGCATCATGTTTTTAGACATCTCCCACTTAAGCAGTTTATTAGCTCCAACTATATAAGCGCCTTCGTACAAGCACTCTACGTTTGACTGCACTTTTGAAAAGTTTGAGTTTTCATTTTCTGGAGGATTAAATGTATCGTCTTTTTCTATAGCTCTTTCTAATCCAGTAGCAGTTTCTTTTATTTTATAAACTTGATTCATGTACGTTTTGTAATTAAAATACAAAACCTTTACCTTGTTGTTGTCTTTGTTATTATAAGAAGTATAGTTGTCATACTTATAATTATCTTTCTTCTGTATCTCTTCTAAGTCTTCTTGAGTTAAATGAGGAAATTGCTTGACTAGTTCGTTGATTGGTATTTCTTTTATTTCTCCAGCGTAATAAATATCATCAAAATACGGAGACTCAGTATACGAGTAAACTAGATCAGCAGGATCTACATAATCTATAGTTATACCTTCAGACGTGTTAAAGCTTGTTTTTACAGCGCCAATACCTAAGACAGTTAAGTCGTAATAAAATCTTTTTTTAATTAAGTCATATTGATTACCCTCAAATAAAACGTTTAAAGCTTGCTCTTCAGCTAGCTCTACAGCTTGTTTGTAATCTAGTTGCATGTGAAGCTTTAACTCTTCTTCGCTTCCAGGTAAAGTTTCAGGATCATTTTGATATAGATTTACTCCAAAAGCTTCACCCACGTAGTTGTTTAAATCTTGAGTTTTCATATCTCTAAGTATATTCTCCATATACTCAGTTCTTTTTTCTACGCCAAACGGATCTTGCGAGTAAGCTTTTATGTCGTAAGCTTTGTCAGCCATACCGTTAACTACTATATCAACAAATTTAGGTATAATAGGGACTGGCTTCCAGTCTAAGTTTAAGTAAGACAAATCACCATTAATAGATAGTTCGTCTTTGTACTTTTGTATAGATTGCTCACCTCTAGCGTACAACCTAAGTTTGTGAAAATTTCTTTGATTATGACCGTGCATGTTGTAGTTTGCTCCTCTAGCGGACTGGTTATCACCATACCACTCATGCTCTATAGCTTGAGCTACTTTTAAACCGTAGTCATAACTAACTTTCTCAATGTCGCTAACTACTTGACTTGGGAAATATTTGCCTGTAACTTTACTAGCCATACTTAATTTTTGATTATTTTCGAGGAATAGCCGTCGTTTGAATATCTAACTATACCTAAGTTTAATTTTTGTTTTTCTCTGTTTTGTGTTGGTCTATATAGGTGTCTATTGCAAGCCATTATAGCAAGTCCACTACTAATAGAGGCATCATGCTTTGTTCTTTTATTTATATCAAACTTAGCCCAATCGTTTAACGTTTCGTTGAAATATACTGTCCCATACGTTCCGTCTTGTTTCAAGCCAACGTGGTCGTTTATGTACATCTCAATTGCAGCGGCGTGAGCTTGCTTAATATCTTCACTAGAGTTTGGCATTCCCCCAACTTCCTTTTCAGCTGTTGATAGTTTGTTCCAAACTTTATCTGGTCTATTCATACTAAAACCTCTATAGCCTCTTCTCTTAAAATAATAAAGAAGCCTTGGCTTATTATTTTCCGCAAGTATTGGCATGCCATAAAATATACAAGCCATTAATACATCTTCAAAAAATATTTCAGCGGTTTGTGGTCTAGCAATATATTCTAAAAAAAACGCATTAGCAGGAGCTGACTCCATACTAAACTTAGTCAGTCCATGAAGAGATCCGTTGGATCCTCTACCATCAACAGTACCGCTAATATCATAGCTATCGCAACCAAAAGCTCCAATATGTTCATTTCCAGGATATTTTACTCCATTTTTAAGTATTACTCGGTTTTGTAAATTTCTATCAGGCACCCAGCTAACTTTAAACCTACCGTTAGGGTCTGGGTTAAAAACAACTTGAGTGTCTTTCACTCCTCCGGACCACTGAAAACTACCTGTAGTTACAACAGAAGAGTTTCTGTTACCTTCGTTATAGTCTACTTGCTCGTATATTTTTGCTAGATTAAACAGGCTATTTTTAGTTTCATCTCTAAACGCGTGCTCTTCGGTTCTTGGAAACTGACGATAGAATTCGTTTAAAGCGTCTTGGTCGTCTTTTAGACCGTCTACTTCATTCTCCCAGTGATCAACTACACCTACGTCTATTAATTCACCGTCTGGTCCATAAACATCTCGTCTTGGAGTAGTGAAGACAGGTCGTCCATGTTCGTCAATAAATCCTTCAAAGTTCCATTCCATTGGAATAAACAAAGCATATAAACCAGATTTTGTTTGGCCATTTCTATTTCTTTTTGTAACATCGCTGTCGTTATATAGTTTTTTAAAGTTACCACCACCTTTATCTAACGCGTTACTAGTTGATCCCATCATACACTTACCTATAATCCTACTACCTAGTCTAAGGCAAGTTTTAGTTACCCGCCAGTTGTTAAGTATATTGTCAGGCCTTTCCCACTTACCGCTTTCATCGTGAACTAGCAAACTAAGTTTTTCACCGTCATAGCTGTTATCACCTGTATTTTTCCAATCAATAGTAGTGTCAAGTCCAACCAGCTCTTCCTCTTGTTCGTTTGTAGTAATTTTTCTACGCGTAAACTTACTAGCAGGAACCCTATAAGCAAGTTCACTTTTAGGTCTGTCCATACCATCTTGTATGGGTTTGAAGAAGAACGGATAGTTAATAGATATTGGTACAACTTTGTCGGTAAACATTTTTTTAGCATCTGCTCCTGATTTTGATAATATTCCGTAACGTGCGTCTGAAGATATTGTAGCTTGATTTACTGTTTCTGCTGAGCTCATGAAAGAAAAACCAGAACGTCTGTTTTTAAGATAACACATGCCGTAGCACCTTTTGTCAGCTTTGCAAGCTTCCCAAAATATAAAAAACAATCTATTAGCTTCACGAAAGTCTGGAGCGCCGACATCTATTTTTGACCATTGGAGGTACATATAGTGAGTTCCTGTAAGATAAGTTGGAACACCAGCATTTTGAAACCAGAAACCCTCGTCACGCCTTTTAAATTCTTCATCTATATAATCGTACCATTGCTCTTTTTGCTCTTCCGGATATGCTCTCCAGTCAAATATAGTTTTTATTTTTTTTAAAATTTCAGGTTTAGGTATCTGCTTCCACCTGTCTTCGTCATTACTGTAAACTTTCGCAGGAGCCTTTGGCAAAGCTATCTTCAAGCCTTGAATGTCGTAAATCTCTCCTATTTGACCAGTCTTAGACAAAACGACAACATCGTGCTCTTTGTTGTAGCCGTACTTCCACTTCTTAGACCTGTTAAGTCTTTTTAAAGTGTTTATCTTAATAGGTTCAACTATTCTATATAAAGACTGCTCGTAACTCATTTAGATCTTCCCTCAGCAAATCCTTTAAATACACGGTCTTCTTTCTTCTCAGATTCTTTTCCATTGAGTATCGCCTCTTCCTCTTGTATTCTGTTAAGTATTTCGAATGCATCAAATATAGCGAGTTTCTTCGTCGCAGCGGCGTTTTTAAGTCTGTCAGCAGTAATGTCATCGCCACTATCAACGATAGCCTCTTTTGCCACTTTAATGAGCTCTTCAACTGCCTTATGCCCAGCTTGGATTATACTCTTCTTCGTTTCCTTGATATTCATATTTAATTGTAATAAAATGAGAATAAACTCTATAAAGTCTTTCGCCGTCAATAACAAACTCGTATTCACTGCCTGGTTTAAAACCTACTAGATCACCTACATCCAAAGAGCCATCCGTATACTTGACTGTACCCATTAAAGGTTGCTCTTCTTCAGTAGAAAATTTATCTGTAGACTTTATGGGTTTAATAAAACAAAAGCCTTTTAAAGCTTTCCAATCTTGCGATCTCTTATAAGCGAACATTTGATCTTCACTTACAAAGTACATACCTTCTTTATAAAAAGCTCTACTGTTTTTTTCTTCACCCTTTACGTTATGCCATCGCCTAAAAACATTGTGGTGTACTATTACGGTATCACCTACTTTAAGCTCAGAAACACCAACGCTTGGTAAAGATATTACTTCAGCTTCTCTGTTTACGTATTGGTGGCTGAAAATCTCAGTGTTAAGTATTAAACTTTTACCATCAACGTCTATAGAATTATTATATCTTTCGCCTTTAGGCTTTACTATGTAATTATATACAGACTTCATTAATACTCTAGATTATACTCAACAGATACAGCCATATTTTTATTAAAATCTTTCCAAGGCATTACGTCCTTGTTTTTTCTAATATATATACTGTATTTATCTTTTTCCTCTACAATATTACTTATGGTATGACCACCATACACTTCCTGTCCAACAGAATAGTGCATGGCGTCAATTTTATAATCTTTACCTATTGTTATTTTACGAATTAACTTGCTCACTTTCTTTTGGCTTTATAGTTCCATCGCTAATGTTTATGTCAGAGTTGCCATATTGCTCTTTAAATTCTTTTTGCAAGTCAGATAAAAGAGTTTGCATCTCAAACACTTGATGAAGCAAGTTGTGTTTTCTAGTTTCAATTATACCAACTTCAGCTTGAGTTTCGTTTATCGCTCTTACTAAGCTTTGTAGTTTTGTTAATTGTTCTTCAGTGATTTTTTTAGGCCCAAGGTCTTTAACCTTAGGCGTCTTTCTTTTTGCCATTTTATTTAATTTAATTAGTTAATGTTAAAACTTGTTTTCAACGTAGCTAACCCCTGAAAAAGAGTGAACGCCCTCGCTGCTCAAGTCTATAGATACACTAGCAAAACTGCTAGGTTCTTCCTTTATACCCACCCATAAAATATCGACGTGATACTTGTCTGATAATACAGGTGGTGTTATTTCTTCGTCTTTTTCGTTATATACGCCTTTAGCCAACGTAATGTTACCTAGCTCAACTATAGTATGTTTATGAGCAATAACATCTCCATTTTCATTTGTAGAGGATAAAGACTCTATAGCTCTAGTTGCTTCTTCTTTTGTGTTAAATTCGTATTTTCCTACTATCATGAGTTGTCTGTTAAAGCTGCTATTTCAGAATCACTTAATTTTATTCCAAAAATTGAAATATTTCTTACTCTACCATACATTGGGTTTGTTCCGGTTGTCTGAGAAAGGTAAACTTTATCCATATTGCTCGGTGGAGTTACACTAGAATCAGTGACTGCAGACGATCCATTAAAATACATATCGCAAGATGAGCTATCCCATCTTAATGCTATTTTAAAAAAGTCTTCGGTATTTTTACTACCAACAGTACTAGTGGTAGTTGGAGGTCCTCCAGCAAACATATTCTGAGTGATAGAAGCACTACTTCCTTCGCCAACGGTAAAGCCAATCCTATGCCCTGTGCTGCTTGCGTCTGCTAAAAAAAGAGCTGAGGTATCTGTTCCGTTCCATCTAGCCTGCATGTTTAGGTACATAGTTCCAGCGTCAGAGTCTATATAGTTTGAGTCTTGAGCTCCAGCAACACTATCAGCCGATCTAGTAGCTTGTCCTCCAGATGTTGGTATGTATGAGGTAGGATATTTAATCGTAGCACTCGTCTCTGTTTGCAAACCCCAAATGTAGCAGTGATTAACTCCTTGAACCGCGGATGACAAAGATCTGTCATTGTCGTCTTCAGCCACATATATTCTTACGTGGCCTAAAACATCAGACCCACTGTTATTATAAACTACGGTACATCTATACCAGCCATGACCATAGTCTTCTATAGAGTGAAACGCAGTGTTAGCATTAGTGCCCACGGTTCCGTTGGCAAGATTAAAGTATACACTAGCGTCAACATCTAAAGCGTTAAACCTTATGTTTATATAGTCACCAGCACCTTTTTTAGCAAATATAGAAAGTACATTGTTTGAGTTTTGTGTTATAGTTGTATTTAGCCATTGAACTAAAGCGTTGGCTTGTCCATCTACTGACGAAAACTTTGTAGCGGTATATGTTCCATCTGGCGCTACCGTTTCTGTCGTGTTTGATGCTATTGTAGAGCCAAAAAGCCTAGTGTTATTTGCAGTTCCCACGAATATATCGCTAGCTGTAGAATCAGTGAAGTCTATTGAGTCTGTACATTGATTTGTTGCCGCTGGTTCTAGCAGCACGTGTCCATTAATAGCTTGCTTACCTGTTCCAGCGGGTAATTGACCAACGAAGTCTACTCTAACCTCATGACTACTTACTGGAACAATATATCCATCAGCATTCAATCTAGTTGCTGTTGTGCTTCTTGCTAATGCTAAGTCTGTAACGTAGTCGCCGTCAGCTCTTCCATAAGGATTTCTCCAAGAACTGCCGCCTCCACCATCAGTGCTTTCCCAGGGACCAGCATGAAAAAATAATTGAAGCTCATCAGGCTGCCCGTGAATGCCTTGAGTAATAAAGCTTTCAAGCTCAGCTTCATAAGACTCTCTGTTTTCAAAGTTTACAGAGAAGTTATTTATCTGATCTAGCCTGTATTGAGCGCTCGCTGAAGCCTCTGATACAACGTTCTTGCCTTTAGATGCGTTCAGTCCTAACATTAATATCCTATATAAGCGATTACTTTGCCTGAGTCTAATTTAATTCCAGTCCATCTACCATATATTGTTACGCCTTTAGGAAAAGATTCTGATCCAGTTACAGCGCCTCCATTGGCGTCAATACCAGTAGATGCTGTAGAATCATTAACAAATATAGTGTCATCTGCAGACGTTAGTCCAGCTGAATCAAACGTAGTGTCTTCTAAGAACGTTATAGCGCAAAAAACTGCTTTTTCCATACCAGTAACCCCGTTAGAGGTAACTTCATTGGTAACGCCTGTTATAAGTATAGAGCCCATTTGGCCAAACTGATACGCTACTTCTGTTGAATTAATTGCCATAATTTATTTATTAGTTTGTTCGTTTTTCTTTGAACTTCCACCGAAGAAGAAGTCTATTATTGTATTTACTTTAGCACTCATAGCGCCAAAAATAGTTGATATAAAACTTATTTCAAATTCACCAAGATCTATTGTCTTATTTACAAAGTAATTAAACATTATGTAAGTAATACCAAAATATGCTATGGTAAATAACGTAGCTAGTACCTTCTGAATAATAGCGTCGTCTTTATAAAGATCACGCGCATCTTTGCGATCTTCAACTTCTTTTGCAAAAGCTTCGCGCTCCGCGTCTAATAAAAGCTTTTTTAAAGCAAGCTTTGCTTCATCGCGCTCTTTGTCTGTAGTGATAACCTTGTCAAGTATACCTTCTGCATTGTCAACAATTTTACCAAATAATCCTCCTACTAAATTCTGTATCATACTTTATTTTTTTCCCAAGGCAAGTTTTTATCACCTTCTGAATATCTTTTACCTGTATGTGGATCTGTTATATATCCATTGCCTCTTGGCCATACTTGACCCATGTGATAAACGGCGTTATCATCATAAGTGGTTTTACCTATTTCCATATCTGTCTGATGCTGCATCTCGTGCGTAGCAACATACTCTACCATTTCTTCAGGTACATTTACGTCTACGTATATTGATCCATCAGCATTAGCCTCACCCATGATACCATCGTCAAGCTTTTTCTTAAATATCTTAGTATTGCTTGAGTTTTTAAAACCTCTAGTTTCTTTACCTAGTTTAAATGCCATTATCTATCTGGGTCTTTTATCATATCATCTATAGCCTTGTTAAAGACTTTGTCTGTATATGTTTTATTATCGTAAAATACACTTCTCTCTGACGTTGGCATGTCTTCTTCGCCAAGTAGTATTCTGTATATTCTACTTATTATCTGTGAACACTTCATTGAAGTTTTGTACACAGTGTACTTTATTGTCGTGCGGTTTCTTTGTCTCCAAACTTCTATCCAACCTTCACGCCTTAGTTTTTCCCACCGGTTTTTATTCCAGCTCATGGTATAAGTACCATCTATAAATTCATTTCTAGTGAACCGATTCTTGCAGTCTAAATATATTAGCAGCTCAAGCTCGGCATCTGTTAACCCGTAAGTCTTACAGACCCACTTTCTAGTGAGCCTGTAATACTTTAGGATTTGTAATTCACGTAAATCGTGACTAGTTAATCGCATTTATTATGCGAATGCAGCTCCAATTCCAATAGTGCTAAGACCTAGTACTTCTTTTACAGCGTAAGTAGAAGATAAATCATCTGCAACCACTATAACGCCATCATGATGTATACCACCGTTAGCAGCTCCAGCAAATAATCTAGCTAAAGCAACCATAGTGTCTTTATGGTCATTAGCAGCAACTGTCATAATAACTTTATCGTTATTAGTAAAGTCATCAGCTTGACCATCACCATTGTTTCTAATTTGTGGCGTAAAGTGAATAGCTAAAGTATCGTCAGCCGTTGGGTGCATACCTTTAAAAGCAGATAAAGGAAACATAGCTGATTGAGCAGCATCGTCGTCATCTCCTAGTGTAGCTTGTGTACGAAAGTACAAATAAACTTCTTTCATTTTTTTTTAGTTTTTAAAATGATTAATAATTAATTGATTGTGATTTTGTGTTTAAGGATTAAAGTTTATGGTTTATGTTTAATCTACTAGTACAATATCACTTGACTTTATAACAAAATAAAGTTTGTCTTTATATTGTATACCATGGCCTGCGTGTTTGTCATAATGTATAACATCACCATCTTTTACCCCTTGCACTAAATTACCAGCAGATATAACATTTGCTTTTATATATCTGTTGTCTTCATCTAATTCTTCTGTCATAATAAGACCTGCAACCTTCTTAGGTTCAGTCTTAACTTTATCTACAACCACATAGTTATTTATTGCTTTCATAATCGTCTTGTCTAGCGTTAGAAATTATACAGTCTGCAGATACAATAGTCATAACAACACTCACCGCATTTTTAAGAGCTGATTTAGTTACAAGCACTGGATCTATGATACCAGCTTTAACCATGTCTGTTCTTTCACCGGTTACTACATCTTTACCGTAGCCCTCATGATCTACTGTACCTGACATTACTTTTATCCCAGCATTTAACAATATAGTGTGAAACGGTGCTTCTATAGCTTTTAGCAAAACCTCTTCGCCAACGGAGTCGGTGGAAATTTTTTGAGAGGCGTTCAGTAAGGCTACACCACCACCAGGTACTATACCTTCTTTAAGTGCAGCTTTTGTAGCGTATATCGCGTCTTCCACCCTGTCCCGCTTTTCTTTAAGTTCAACCTTAGAATCGGCTCCAACGCGTATAATTCCAACACTACCCGATAGCATAGACAATCTTTGCTCCAACTTCTTTTTAATATAATTATTTTTCTCATCTGCGACTAGTTTAGCTACTTGGTCTATTCTCTCTTCTAAGGCATCGCCTTCAAACTCTAATGTAGTAATAACCGTAGCTTTGTCATCTGTAACAGAAAGCTCTGCTTCACCTAACATATCTATAGTTATAGCGTCTAGATCATCGCCTAGCTCTTCGTTCATTACAGTAGCACCTGTTAGTATCGCGAGATCTTCACACGTGTCCTTCTTAGTAGGACCAAAGCCAGGTAGGTCGATAATATTAACTTTAATATTACCTTTAACCTTGTTCATTAGCAATGCTGATTTCACTTGTTGAGCTACAGGGGCTACTATTAACAAAGCTCTATTGTTTTTAATAGCGTACTCTAATACGTTTTGTATCTTACGTATGTTTGGTATCTCACTCATACATATTAACACTAGTGGATTATCTAGCTCGCACTTCTGTTTATCTGCGTTAGTAATAAAGTGAGGTGATGTAAGTGAGCAGTCGATCTGAACGCCATCTACAATATCTACGTATGTTTCTTCAGTGTCTGAAGTTTCCATAAGCACAACACCGTCTTTACCTACTTTAATATAAGCTTCTGCTATAATACTACCTAGCTCTGTGTCGTTGTTGCAAGATATACTAGCAACGTGATTAAGCTTGTCTTCTGTAACATCGATCTTAATATTGTCGAGATATTCATTAACGTTTTCTAAAGCCTTGCTTACGCCTTGCTTTATTTCGCGCATTGAATTTGTGTTAAAGTCTATAGCGCTAACCTCGTTAAGCAAAGACTCGGCTAAGACGGTAGCTGTAGTCGTTCCGTCACCAGCTTCTTTAACTGTATTCTTAGCGGCTTCTTTAATAAGCGTTGCGCCTAAGTTTTCTACAGGATCGTAAAGCACGACAGACTCAGCTACAGTTACACCATCTTTAGTTATAACCGGTACGCCTAAAGCGTCTTCATATATTACACATTTTCCAGATGCACCTAGTGTTGACTTAACGGCTCTAGCGAGCTTTTCAACACCCGTGCTAATTTTAGATTTAGCATCCTCACCAAAGTTTAGTTCTTTGATAAGGAGACTAGGATTATTGTACTCCATTTGATTTAATTTAATTTAATTTAATATTGAGTTTATTTGAATGTCTTAACGACTTTCGGTCCCTTGGTAGCTTCTAACTTCTTAGTGAAGTGTTCGATGCTTCCGTCAATTGCTGACTCAGCGCCTTCCATAGTTTCACGACGTGTTACGTCATGCCACTCTTCATTATTAGGGTTAGATACTTCGGTTTGATAATAACCATTAGGCAACTGAACTATACGCCAGTTTTCTTTATTAGCTAAGTGCTCCCACTCTGCTTTGGTTTTATCATTCACTTTTAGTTGTCCTCCAGTTGTACTGGTTGACTGGTAATATAGGTACGTCATTTTAATTTGGTTTTAGGTTAATAACGTGGTATTCGGACTTTCCGAATTACTTCTTCTTGTGACCCATTTTCATAGGTCCTTTTTTCATCTTCATAGCGCCATTCTTCTTCATTTTCATCGGCTCTTCTTTTTTCATCTTCATGCCAGACTCTGCTTTAGAAGCGTGAACTGCTTTGCGCTGGGCGTCAGACTTGTATTTCTTATTAGGTGAATCTTTTTTTAAGATTTTAGCTTGCACGTCTTCAGGTAGCTTGTCAAAACCTTTGTTTAGGTCCATTGGAGAGTCTTCCTTTAGTTTCATAGGTTCTTTCATTTTCATCGGCTCTTTCTTGAGCTTCATTGCTGAACCAGCTTGCTTTGCCATCTTCATAATAGATGGGTTTTTCATTTTAAATGCCATAGTCTTATCTTTTGTTTGATGTTTATATTATTACTTATGTTCTTGTACCTTTACCATACTCTCCGCGGTTAGCTTTGACAGATACAAATTTACTTTTACTGTGGTCGTAATCTTTGCCTGACAAGTCCGCTCCTTTTTTTAAAGCAGCGCGTCTTAGCCTTTGGTTCTCTGCTTTTTTCTTTTTACGATCACCAGTTTTAGCGTAAGCTAAATCTCTTTCAGCCTTTGCTTTAGCCGCCGCTGGAGATAAGTTTTGCTTTTTTAATGGGCTACAATTTCTCCTTTTTTTGCCGTGCATTCTTTTTCTTCTCATTATTCGCCACATTTTTTACTAGGATCTCCAACTTGCCTCCAATCCTGCTTGACCCAGTCTTTTAAGTTCTTACTAGACGTACCTGTTACGTTACTTTTAGAAGATCTTCTCTGTTTACCTTGGTTAGCAGCCGCTTGTTTAGCGTTAATTACACTTTGCTTTTCGCTTTTAGACATGCTGGCGATTTTAGCTTTAGGTAAACAAACCTTTCTAGTCACTTTTTTCTTAAATGGATTTGATTTTTGTACGTATGCCATTATATTTTGCCTTTTATGTGCTTATACATGTCTTTTCCTAGCTCTTCGCCAAACTTACTGTCTGACTTGTAGTGCGCGTGAGCCACATTTCTACTGTAAGATATGTCTTTACCAAGCTTTTTAAACGCGTTAGCGTGTTTTGGGTGCATATCTGACAATATTTCAGCTATCATAACCCCTTGAGCAGAGTGCCCTGATGGATATGACGGCGTTTTCATTGAGTCTAGCTCTTTATCTTGAAATTTTATGTTTAATTTCTTAGCTAAAACTTTAGGTCTAGGGCGTTTGTGATGTTTTTTGATTTTCATTACAACTTTTGCTGAATCCTTAATCAAGTTATCTATCATGTTCGTCGGTACATCTAAGCCTTTTTGCTTAATCAGCTTATTGAACGCTCCTTTTATATCATCTTTTTCCTTTACAAACTTAACATTAATAGGGATTTTACCAAGTTCTTTGATCTCTTGCATCGTAGTGAAAGAATTATCACTCGGTGGCTTCTTGTTTAGGTACTTCTCTATGTTGAAGTCTTTTAGCATTTGCCTTTACCCTGTTGTTTCGATGCCCACATATTAGCATAAGCGCTAGGGTATACGTCAAACTTTCTTCTAGCCGCAGCTTTACAACTAGCAGTCAATGTTCTTTTCATTGGCGACTTCTTGCAACTACCTTTAGCGCAAGGTTTTGTTCCCTGAACTCTTGAGTACCCTTTGTAACATGAGCAGCTTTTCTTAAATGGATTATTTCCTTGTGTATATGCCATATCTATTTGTTTAACAGTTCCATCTTCTTCTAGCAGCTTTACCTCTTTCACCAGTCCATCCTTTTGATCTTGCACAAAATGATTTTCTACGATTAGCATCTTTACTACCTGGCTTTAGTTCAGACGGCTTTTTAGTTACTGCTGTTTTTAATTTACTTCCAGGATTATTTCTTTTATACTCATCAACACCTTTCTGGGTCATACCACCACCGGCTGCGGCTCCAGTACCTGTTTTATTAGCTTTGTTAAAGTTCTTACCGCGACCAATTGTTCTACGTGGATCAGCCTTTTTAAACGGATTATTTGATTGTGTGTATGCCATGAATATATTATTACTCGCATCGTATGTATATTAAAAGT